TATGAACTGCCCCGCCCGGTGCCCCCGCCAGTCGCCGCACCGCTCGGTAACGGCAAATGTTTGTATCCGCTGTGGAAAGACAACGAGCCACCCACGCACCGATACTGCGACAAGCGCACCCCGCTGGGCAGTTCGTTCTGCCCTGACTGCCGCCGGGTGTGCTTCTACCGGGCGAGGGCGGCATGAGCGCCGCGCGCCCCCCCAACACGCAGCGTGAGTGGCGCGATCAACGTGGATATCACGCCTTCCTCTCGAAGGCGCTTCCCATCGATGCTTATCACTCCGCTATTGATGTGGGGTCGGCTGGCTCCGCGCAGGCGGGACAGTTGCGAAAAGCGAGAGGCGTCAGGGCCGGGCTGCCCGATTATTTGATTGTATATCGTAATGTTACGCTCTGGATAGAATTCAAGAACAGGGGGCAACTGTCCCTCGCGCAGCAACTGACCCGCGACGCGCTCACCGCCAACGGCCACTGGTGGGCGCTCGCCAGATGCCCCGAGGACGTGGAGCAGGCGTGCATCCTCGCGGGTATTCCCCTCCGCGCCACATTCTCCAAGATCCACCAGCGCATCGCCGAGCAGCAGGCGCACCTGCCCGCGAAACGCAAGCGCGCGGCCCGACCCCGCAAGGCATCCAACACTCTCTCGGTCGCCGCGGCCCGCCGCCTCGGGCTGTGGAACCCGTGACCCGCACCGAGGTCATCGGCGATGCCACGCTGTATCTGGGCGATGCGTTGGAAATTCTGCCGACAATAACAGGCGTGGATGCGTTCCTTCTTGACCCCCCGTATTCCTCGGGTGGCCAGTTCCGAGGCGACCGCACGGCGAAGACCTCGGCGAAGTATATCCAAACAGGCAGCGAGTTCACCTGTCGGGTAGAGTTCGCCGGAGACAACCGCGACCAGCGGGCGTTCCTGGCGTGGTCCGCTCTCTGGTTCGGCTACATGCTGAAAGCATCCAATCCCGGCGCTACCGTTTGCGCGTTTACCGATTGGCGACAGTTACCAACCATGACGGACGCCAACCAGGCGGGCGGTTGGGTCTGGCGCAATCTCGTGACGTGGTGGAAGCCGGGAATACGGATGCAACGCGGGCGCTTTTCGTCCAGTTCCGAATACATCGTATATGCATCGAACGGCGTCCCCATCGAAGGCGAACGGTCGCCGCAAAACGTCCTGCAATACGCCCCCGTGGGCGGCGACGATAAAGAACACATCGCGGAAAAGCCGGTCAGGCTACTGCACGACCTCCTGGGTGTAACCCTACCGGATGCGATCGTTTGCGACCCGTTCATGGGCGGCGGTTCGACGGGTGTCGCCTGCGCCCAAACGGGGCGACGGTTTATCGGACTGGAGATCGACCCGTTTCATTTCGAAACGGCACTACGCCGCATCGAACAGGCGCAGCGTCAGCGCGACCTGTTCATCCACGCGGCGTCCGTTCCCCTCGATCCGGCCGAGCAGCGCTGCCTGGAGTTCTTCAGGGAGCCCGAGGATGGCTGACCGCACCCAACAGCGCGCCCTGCCACTGCGACAGCCCCAGACGCCCTCCGGCGCCCGCCACGTCGCGACCGCGCGCACCCCCTCGGGCGTCGTCTACGAGTTCCATTCGTGGACCGACCTCGGGCCCGCGTTGCCGTTCGAACAGATCCCGGCGTGGCTGCGTCTGCCTGGAGAACCGGGGCGGATCGAACTCGACCGATACATGCGCCGGGTCAGCGAGAAGGGGAGCGCGGGGTGATGGTCTCGCCGGACTGCTTCGCGATGCGTCGAGCCGCGACCTCACGGGTCAGCAGGTGCGTTATCAAAGATGTTAGCGTGCGGCTTTCCTCCTTTGCCAAACGCTCCGCTTCGATCCGCAAATCCTCGGGCAACCGCAGGGAAAACGTCTTTTTCGCATTCATCCAGGCTTCTCGTGCATTGCGTTTGACATCACAAAGGCGTAATATGCGCCGCGTGAAATGTCAAGGAGCAAGCAATATGACGCCGAGTGGGTGGCACGATGATGCCCATGGTCGAGACGCTGGACACGATGAAATGCAATCTGGCGTCTATCGGTTTCTGGACCAATCGGAGAAGCAAATATCCGTTAAAGACGGCGGCAAACTGGTGAACTATGATCGGAAATACATAGACTTCGAATGTCCTTTTTATAGCGACGGCAGAATTATCACCTTTGTCGATGTGTGCCTGTTGTTCAGCAAGTCGGACGATAAGGAACAGGATTGGCGTGACGAGATTATCTTATGTTATGAAATAAAGCCGAAAATATACAGCGTTGGCGCCGTGGTAAGACAATGCCATGCCACGGCCCACGCCGTTCGCCGTGGATCTATTTACAGCGGCTATGTGCGTCCTGGTGAGAAGAAGCCTCTCGTGTATGTGGTGGCGGTTGTTCCACACGATGATCAAAAGCGCGACCTTTTGGCCGAGTTCTGGCCGAAAGTCTTGATGTGGAACGCGGCAACCAAAACCTGCGACTGGCCCCGTGTCGGATGACCGATAACGTCGGCATCACCTAATGAGCAAACTGCGGTGGGCCAAGTTCTTTTGGGCGGACTGGTCGAACGATACCGCGCTCAATCTGTGCTCGATCCCCGCGCGTGGACTTTGGATGTCGCTGTTGTGCATCGCCGCGCAGGGCGACCCGTATGGCGCCGTCAACATCAAAGGGCGCCCCCTGACCGAGGCGGAATTGCGCGACCTGTGCAAAATGAAAAACGGGCCGCATGCCGCCCGCGATTTCCGTCGCTGGCTGGACGAACTGGAGCGGCATGGGGTCTTCGTGTGGGCCGACATCGTGCCTGTCGACTCACCCGATGCTCACCCTAGCCGCACCATTGTCTCACCACGGATGCACCACGACGGCACCATTGCAAAGGTGCGATCGAACGCATCCAAGCATAGATGGAAAACGGCGGACAACCGCCAATCATCCGCCGATTTGCATATGCAAAAACCATCAAACGGTCCCGATTTGCATATGCAAAGCCCAACTTTTGCATCCATAGAATCAGAATCAGAATCAGAAGAAGACCCCCCCCGTCCCCCCCGCAAAGCGGGGGGAGGCGCGGCGGGATGTCTTATCGTCAGAGACGGACGGAAGGGTTCGCCTCGCGCCAACGGCACGAACCCGCGCGCATTCGACCCACCCAGGCCAGCGCGTGTGCGTAATGGGTTCTTGCAAACAATCATCAACGACATGGAGTTGAAATGTGATGACGGACCATCACCCGGCGGTGCGGAAGTGGTGCCAATCCCTCGGCGTCCTGTCAGCGGTTAATACCAGCGACGAAGACGCCGCTTCAAAGCTCGCCGTCTACGTTCCGCTGCTCGTCCAACGCTTCCCCGCCGCGGCGTTCACCGCCGAGAGCCTGGAGCATGTCGCACGCCACGCGGTGAAGGGCTTTCCTACCTACGGCGAACTGGCCGAATGGCTCGGCGAATGGTGGAAGGAACGCCGTCCGCCTCTCGTCTCCATGGCACCGCCCGACATTCCCCCGCAGCGCCCAGACGCGACCGACGAGGAGCGTGCCTACGTCAGCGCACGGGTGGCCGAGATCACCGCCCACCTGAGCGCCAGCCGCGCCTCGGCCGCCGGAGAACGACCACCACCCACCGCGCGTCCTCTCTCGCCCGGCGTGCTCGATGCCCTCAACCCGCTGCCAAATGGCCGCAAGCGGGTGACAGCGTGACTAACGCCGTCCGCCTCACATTCGCCGCCCGCTGCCGCTTCCCCGACATCGCCACAGCCCACGGCACCGTCACCGGCAGCGATACCCGCATCGGCCAATGGCTCCGCGTCGAATGGCCCGGCGAACGAACCACGTGGCTCCGCGCCGAGGATCTGGAGCCAGTCACCCAACCGGAGGAACCCAACCCGTGAGTTATCGCTTCGAAATCGCCACCGAACCCAAAACAGGCGCCGATCTCGCATCGAGCGGCGAACACCACGCCCGATCCCTGAAATCATGCGCCGCCCGCAAACTCGCCCGCGTTCTGATCAATGCCGGAATGCCTGACGGGCCAATCGAGGCGTGGCGCGGTACGGTGCGCTGCTACACGGCGCGTAGCCTCGCCGCCTACGCCAGGACCGCCCTGACCGAGAACCCCCGTCTACGGGTCATACGCTACACCGAGAATCCACATGCCACGCGCGGACCAGTCCGTGAGTTGGAGGAAACCCCATGAACCTCGTCACGCTGTTGCTGATCGTCCTCGTTATCCTCGTCATCGCGGGACTGCCGTCATGGCCCTACGCGCGGGCCTGGAACTACGGCTACGCGCCGTCCGGCGTGCTGGGCCTCGTGCTGGTGGTCATCCTGATCCTGATGCTCCTGGGCCGCCTGTGAGGGCCGTCCCGTGCGGTGTCTGCGAACGCCCCATCGCCGCGCCGCCCAACGTCGAGGTCGCGCTATGCCGCGAATGCGCCCAACATCCCGTGCTGGTCGCCGCCTTCCGTGAAGGCCGCGCCAGATTGTTCGAACGCGAAGTGGAGGCGCACCACGCGACCGTGACAGTGGCGTGATCGGAGGCGGGTGCTCAAAACTGCTCGAAATAGTTTTCGAGCAATCACGCAACCCCGTGGAGCATTGCGTGGAGCGGTAGGACTGGCGTGGAGCATTGCGTGGAGCGGTAGAGCGTGGTAGCGGTCTCACATGGCGAGAAAACCTCGTGCTGTAGATTTTTCGGACGATATAAAAGGAAAGCTGCAGGTCAATTACTTGCCGCTGACTGAACTCGCGCCAGCCGAACGCAACGCACGCACTCATTCGCAAGAACAAATCGCCCAACTGGTCGCGAGTATTTCGGCCTTTGGTTGGACCAATCCGATTTTAATCGATGAGGACCGCGCCATTATTGCCGGGCACGGCAGGCTGGAGGCGGCGAAAGCGGCTGGACTGTCAGAAGTGCCGACGATTACTTTGACCGGCCTCAGCGCCGCCCAGAAACGCGCGCTCGCCATCGCCGACAACAAGCTGGCGCTCAACGCCGGGTGGGACGACGAACTGCTGCGGCTCGAACTCGGCGAACTCGGGCTTGAGGGCTTCGACCTCAGTCTGATCGGATTCAGTGAACTTGAACTGAAAGCATGTCTTGGACATAGCACGGCCACAGGCTCCGGGACCACGATTATTGATCGAAACAGAACGGAGGCTGGTCGATGCCGCTTGAAGGGTTCGACGACATCAATCTCAGAGGCCGCCCGAAGTCGGAGATTGATCTGGGCGTGATCGAGCGTGGGGCGTCGATAGGTTGCTCGAAAGACGAACTCGCGGCGTTGTGCGGGTTCGCCCGTTCGACGTTTTACAAGCACCTCGCCGAAGACCCGGCGGTTCAGGAGGCCATCGATCGCGGCGCCTCCAAGGGGCAGGCCACGCTGCGTCGGCTGCAATGGAAGGGCGCGGAGGAAGGCAACGCCACGATGCTCGTGTGGCTCGGCAAGCAGCTACTCGGGCAGCGTGACTCCATTGCCCACACAGGCGGCGACGGCGGCCCGATCACGATCATCACCGGTGTCGACCGTGGGGACTAAACTCAACCTCGGATACGACGCGCGGCCCCACTTCAGGCCGTTCCACGCACGCAAGCAGCGCTGGGCCTGCATCGTCGCGCATCGCCGCGCCGGCAAGACCGTTTCGTGCATCATGGACCTGATCGACGCCGCGTTGCGCTCGACCAATCCAGACGCGCGCTTCGCTTACATCAGCCCGACCTACGCGCAGTCGAAAGATAGCGTGTGGCTGTATCTGAAACGTTTCACCGCCGCCGTTCCAGGCGTGGAACAGCGCGAGTCCGACCTGATGGTGGTCTTCGCCAACGGTGCGCGGGTGCGGCTCTACGGGTCGGACAACTACAACCGAATGCGCGGCATCTTCCTGGACGGCTGCGTGCTTGACGAATATGCCGACATGGCGCCGCGGGCGTGGCCCGAGGTCATTCGACCGGCGCTCGCCGATCGGCACGGGTGGGCGGTGTTCATTGGCACGCCACGCGGACGCAACGACTTCTGGCGCGTTCACAGCCACGCGGAGAACGATCCAGACTGGTTCTCGTTGGTGCTGCGCGCGAGCGAGACCGAAATCCTGCCGCAGTCCGAGCTCGACGACATGGCGGCGATGCTCACGCCCGAGCAATATGCCCAGGAGTTCCAGTGTTCATTTGACGCGGCGATCCTTGGCTCCTACTTCGGCAAGGAACTGGCCGACGCGGAAACGGCGGGTCGCATCACCAGCGTGCCCTACGATCCGGCGATCCCCGTGCATACCGCGTGGGACATCGGCATCGGCGACAGCACGGCCATCTGGTTTTTCCAGATCGTGCGCTCCGAGTTACACGTCATCGATCACTACGAGGCGTCCGGTTTCGCGCTCGGTCATTACGTCGAGGTATTGAAGTCGAAACCGTATCAATATGGCCGCGATTATCTGCCGCACGACGCGATGGCGCGCGAACTTGGCACCGGGCGATCGATCTTCGAGACGATGAAGGCGCTGTCCGGCCGCCACCCGTGGATCGTTCGCAAGCTGTCCATCATGGACGGCATCAACGCGGCGCGGGTGACGTTGGCGAAGACGTGGTTCGACGCCGGCAACTGTCACGAAGGTCTGGAGGCGTTGCGCGCGTATCACGCGGAGTTCGATGAGCGGGCCAAGGTGTTTAGCGACAGGCCGAAACATGACTGGTCTAGCCATTCCGCCGATGCAATGAGATATATGTCCCTCGCATGGCGTGAGATCGCGCCGGACAAGCTGAAGCCGCCGCCCCGCGACAGTTGGGACGCCGCATTCAACCGCGACGCGGAAGAGTTGCGCGATTGGAGAGTGGCGTGACCGACTACCGCACACTCAGCGGCGCCGAGTTCCAACGCGAAGTAGGCACCGATCCCGACAAGTGGGCCGACGCGGCCATGATCGCGGCCGAGGATCTCGGCTACAAGATCGATCGCGACTGGCTGCGCGATTTGCTGGCCGACGCGATGGAAACAGCGCGCAAACACTCAATACGAAACCTCATCGAGGGAGACGGCACATGATCCGCGTTCTAATCCTCGCCGGCCTGCTGTTGCCCTCGGTAGCGCACGCGCAGGCCCCCGCCCTGACCTACGAGGATCGTTCCGGCACGGTCACCGCCGGCGGCACCGCCCAGGTCGTCCTCCCGGCGTGGACGGGCCGCCACGGGTGCATGGTGCAAAACCAGAGCGCGGGCAGCCTGTGGGTGTCCGAGACGGCAACCGCGGTCGCGGGACCGCCGTCGATCCTGATCCCGGCCGGTCAGCAGTTTCTCTGCATGAGCCCGGCGTCCGGCCAGGCGTATTCGATCATCGGCGCGACCACGGCCCAGGCGTTCGCGGCGCGGCAGTGGTAATTTCGCGTCGCTCACTGTTGCTGGCTGGCGCCGCCATTCCAACGGCGGCTTACGGCCAATGCGTGACCGACAGGTTCGCCGTGGATGCGTGCCTCGGTGGGGTGCGGATCAGCGGGCCATCCTTGCCGCCCGGCATGACGCTCGACCTCAATTTCATGAACCCCGGCACGCTCGATCCGCGCATCACGTTCACACGCGCGTCATCCGCTACGTATACCGACGCGAGCGGTGTCGTGCGGACAGCGGCGACAAATGCACCGCGATGGGATTACGCGAATGGTGTGTTGCGTGGTTTGCTGATCGAGGAACAGCGGACGAATGTTTGCCTACGCAGTGGTGACATATCGAATGCTGTTTGGTTGGTCGCGTCTTCCGTTGGTTCTATTGTAATTACTGGGAATAACACCATCGCGCCGGATGGAACGATGACCGCCGCTCGCGTGGTTTATCCTGCTTGCACGACCGCGACTACGTATAGCGTTATATATCAGGCGTTCGCTTCGGCGATCTATACCGCGAGCATTTGGTTGAAGGGCGCTGTCGGCGGTGAGCAGATTTATCTGGGGCTGACGGATAATGGCGCGAACAAATATCGCCTTCGTGTAACGCTGACGACGGCATGGCAGCGGTTTTCGGTGACCGCAGGTGTCGCCGCCGCCTACAGTTTCACTCTCGGCACCGATCTCAACGATGGTGGGCAAACAGGAACACCGGGTGGAACTGTCTACATGTGGGGCGCACAGGTTGAAGCAGGCGCGTTCCCGACCAGCTACATTCCAACGACGAGTGTCAGTGTGACACGCGCGCAGGACAACTGCGCGATACCGGCGGCGAACATGCTGCCGTGGTTCGCGTCTCCCGGTGGCAGTTGGTTCGCGGAATTTATCTGCCAGAACCCGTCGCCGGTTAATCTACGTATCATCGCGCCGCCTGATGTATCCGGTGGTCCGAGTATCATGGGCACGAACAGCATTACGCCTTTCAGTATATCGCAATACGACGGCGCGAGTTTCGTTGTCGCGCCGACAACGGCGTTACCGAATACGATCGTTAAAGGCGTGTCCACCTGGGCGGTTGGTCAGGCGAAGATCGGCATGAATGGTGGTGCGATTAATTCCACGGCGGCGGAAACCACTGGATTTCCGACAGCTTTGTCCACGGGCGTTAAGTTTCTGACGGTGTTGAGTGCTGGTGGGTTGGACAACATGACCGGCACCATCCGCCGCGTCACCTACTGGCCGCGCGCACTGTCCGACACCGAAATGCAACAGGTGACGACATGACCGACGATATGATGCGTGTTCGCTATTGGCCGCGTGCCTTGTCCGCCGATGAAATGCGGCAGGCGACGACCGATGACATGAAACTTCGTGATAAACTCAATGACGCGATAACCGCTTCGATCCTCAATCAACTTGGTTCGTCCGCTGAAATGGTGGGGGATGCCATCTGTATCCCTGGTCATGGCGCGACGGATGTTGATCTGTTCATTGATGTTGAACGGATACTTGATGCGCTCATGCCCGTCATCGAGAAGGTGACAACATGACACAGGACTATCGCCTGACGTTTCCCGTCACCGCGCTCGCCGCTGGCGTTGGAGGCATCACCGCGTTGCGCGCTGAACTTCAAAGCGACGGCGGCAACGCGCGGAACGCACTCGGTGATCCACGCGATGCGAGTGGTAACATCGTGTATCCCGATCCGAATGCTGATCCCAACACGCCACCACCGGATGTGTGGTATGGCCGTCCCGGATCAGCGGCGACCAGTTACACCGATCTCAATGGCAACGTCGTCCAGGTGCCCGCTAAAGGCGATCCGGCGCTCTACTACGTCCACATCCGCTCCGCCCAGGACATCGCGTTCGAACCAACACAACACGGCATGAAGGACGCGGACCCAAAGGCCAGCGCCGCCGTCCTCGGCATCTGGCTGGGCGACGAGGCGCCGACGTGAGCGGAACCCGCCCGCACTATCCCTGGAAGGAGGGCGAACAACTGTTCGCCACGGAACTCAACGCGGCTATCGCCAACATGAGCGCGCTGGCGACGAAGCTGGCGGCGTCTCCGTCCTACGCCAACGACGCGGCGGCGGCGGCGGCGGCGGGTGGCGTGGCTGTCGGCGGCCTCTACCGCAACGGCAGCGTCGTTCAGGTGAGGGTCGCATGAGGCCGCGTGCGCAAAACTACTGCCCGGCGTGCAGGCGTTACGTCTTCGTGTGCGATCACTGGATCGTGCCTCCGTCAGAGGCAATGCCATGAGCCAGTCTCTCTACCCCGACCCGCCGACCGACCCAGAGGCCGCCGAGGCGTCGCGGCCCAAAGGCGGTCCCGGCATCGCGTCGGATCGTTACCCGCGCGATCTGGACGATCTGCACGCGCGCATGGTCGGTTGGTTCGAAGACTCCGAGCGCGCGACCGACGACGGGCGCAAATGGTCGCAGAGGGACAGGGATTACAAAGACGGATACCAGTGGTCATCCACTGAAAAGGAAGCCCTGAAGGCGCGCGGCCAGCCTGAGGTCACGATCAACTACGTGAGCCGCAAAGTGGAATTGATGTGCGGGCTTGAGCGTAAGTCGCGCACCGATCCGAAGGCGTTCGCCCGCAACCCCACGGACGAGGATAAGGCGGACGCGGCGACGCAGGCGCTGCGGTATATGAGCGACGACAACAACCTCCCGCTGATCCGCTCCGACGTTTACGAAAACCTCATGGTGGAAGGCGTCGGCGGCGCTGAGATCGTGCTGGTGGACGACGGCCGCGGCGGCGCGGATATCACGTTCGAGCAAGTGCCGTTCGATCGGCTGTGGTGGGACCCGCACAGCCGCCGGCTGGACTTTAGCGACGCCCGCCATCGCGGCATCGTGATTTGGATGGACCGCGATCAGGCATCCGAGATGTGGCCCGACGCGGAAGACCTCATTTCCGATACGTTCGCGACACAGACTGGAAGTTACGGCGACCGGCCGCACGAAATCGTTTGGTGCGACAGCAAGCGCGAGCGCATCCGCGTCGTGCAGTGCCACTGGCAAGAGCGAAACGAGTGGTGGGTCTCGACCTATACCCGCGTCGGTTTCCTGGCAGAGCCCACGAAGTCGCCGTTTCTCGACGCCCGCGGCAAATCAGCCTGCGGCCTTCGCATGACCAGCGCGCACATTGACCGCGAGAACAATCGTTACGGCATGGTGCGCGATCTGATCAGTATGCAGGATGAGGTCAACAAACGTCGCAGTAAGGCGCTGCATCTGTTGTCCGTGGCTCAGGTGGTGACGGAAGACGGAGCGGTCGCTGACATAGACAAGGCGCGGCGTGAAGTGGCGCGGCCTGACGGCGTGATTGTTGTCAATCCAGGTATGAAATTCGAAATCGACCGGGGCAATGACCTGGCTGTCGGCCAGTTTCAGTTACTCCAACACGCGACGGCCGAGATGCAGGCCAGCGGACCGAACGCCTCGATGAGCGGCACAGACCCCCGCGAACTGTCGGGCCGTGCGATCTTGGCACAGCAGGCGGGCGGTGCGGCGGCGCACGAGCCGATCGCGGATACGTTGCGGATGTGGAACCGCGATTTGCTGTCGATTGCCTGGATGGCCGCGCGGCAATACTGGACGGCGGGACGTTGGGTGCGGGTGACGGACGATCTCAACTCGACGCGCTGGGTTGGCATCAATCAGCCGGTGCGGTTGATGGACGAACTGGCGGCGCTGCCGGACGACCAACGCGCCCAGGCGATGCAGATGATGCGGCTCGTTCCCGGCGATCCACGGCTTCAGCAGGTGATACGGATCGAGAACGACATCACGGACATGGACGTGGACATTACGATCGAGGAGGGCATCGATGTTCCGAGCATCCAGGCCGAACAGTTCCAGAATTTGCTGCAACTGGCAGGCACGCAGCCGGGTCTGATACCGCCGGAAATGCTGATCGCGGCCTCGAATTTCCGCAATAAGGAAGACTTGCTCAAGATGCTGAAGGACCGCCAGGAGGCGCAGGCGCAGACGCAGCAGAAAGTGCAAAAGATGGCCGAGGACAAGGCCGAGGCCGACACCGCGGCGACGCGGGCCAAGGCGGCGGCGGACTTCGCGTTGGCCAAGGAGCGGCAGCACGCGACGGTGCATCACGTCGCCGACGTGCACGCCGGGTTCGCCGACATGAACGCGCCGCCCGACCCGCCGAGCGATCCCGGGACCGTGGTGCCTCCGGAGGTTCAGGCGGCGATGGACGGCGCGAACCTGCGGGGCTTGCACGCCAAGGCGGCGGTCGACGAGGCCAGGGCGGGCGATCTGCGGCAGAGTGCGGTGCAGCGTGTTGGTGATATGCTGATAGCGCGACACAACGCGCTGGCGCCGCCGGAACAGCCGGGAGGCGCGTGATGTATTCCCACGATGAGATGGAGGCGCTGACCGCGAAAATCCGTTGGATGGCGGTTGACCTGTTGGGGGACCGTGTTTCCGACGTGAAGGTCGCAGCCCGTGACTGGAACGACGAAATAGGTCTCGCGATCCGGTCCGGTGACTGGCGGCACGGGGTTGGTGGAGCGACGAGCAATATCATCGCTGATCCGGAGAAATGGACGCGCGCCGCGTGCGACGCGCTCGTTGCGTGGTTGGATGCGAAAGCGGCGGCGGGGGACGCGGAGCAAACCTGATGTCTGAAACACCTTCCCAACTCGACGCCTTCTTAAGCAGCGGCGCCCAGCCCGAGGCCACCGAAACACCCGCGCCGGAGCCGTCGAAGGCAGCGCCAGAGGCAGCACCGACCAAGGCAGCGCCAACCATCAAGGAGCCGGCCAAGGCCGCTCCGGAGCCGGACGACGACGAACCGGGCGAGCCGGAACCGGGACAACCGAATGTCCCCCGCAGCGCCTATGAGAAGGAGCGGCAGCGCAGGCAGGATTGGAAATCGCGCGCATCCGCCGCCGAGGCCGAGAAGGCCATGCTCCTGAAGCAACTGGAGGAGGCACGCAAACCACCACCAGCCGCCACACCGCCCGCGATGCTTGAGCCGATCGACCCGGCGCGCGATCCCGAAGGTTACACGAGGCGCGTTAGAGGGGTCGTTTTGAATGAGAGACTAAACACCAGCGAAATGATGGCGTTGGACAAGCACGGCAAGGAAACGATCGACGCCGAGACCGAGTATTTCCAGCGGCGCACGCAGGCCGACCCTCGGTTGTGGAACGAGTTATACAGCAAGCCCCATCCGTATCAGTGGATGATCGACAACAACGCGACGGCGCGGCTGCATGAGGAGATCGGCACCGACCCGGCGGCGTATCGGGCGAAGATCATCGCCGAGGAAAAGGCGAAATGGGAGGCCGAGCAGAACGCCACCGCGCCTCGCGTGTCTCCCGCCGCGGGTCTGCCGCCGTCGCTGGCAAGCGCGCGTTCAGCGGCGCCGAGAGGCACCAATGGCTTCGCGGGGCCACCCAGCTTGTCCGACATTTTGGCACGCCCGGCGCGACGGTAGTGGCGCTACAACCCAGCCCGCTGTTGAGAGGCTTCGAGCAGGGCGCCGACGGCGAGGATGTGTGGAACACGCTGGCGCCGCCGATCCAGTCACCGCAACGGGGAGTGCCGCCCGATACCGGCTTGTTAGGCACGCCGTTGGCCCAAATAGAAGCCGGTCCACGCGCCAACTACATGGCGGAAGCCGATGCCGCGATGAACCTGACGCCCCAGGAGAAGTATCTGTACCAGACGCACCTTCAGAACCTCTACGGCACGGGCAAGGTCGTCCATCCTGACGGCTCTATCTCAAGCCTGTTGCAAATGTCGTTCGAGGGGCCGGGCGGGAAGACCTACAGCATCCCGACCGTGTGGGGTGGACAGGCGTTGCACCCGCGCGAGGCGATCGGGATGGCGGAACGGACAGGCGGCCTGGATCGGTTCCCGTCCTATGCCACAGGCGACGAGGCAGAGGCGCGCTATCAGCAACTTCACGACTACCTCGGGCGGGACACTCAGGACTTTATCACCAGAGCGGGGCGGCGTTGACCGACCTCGCCACCATTACCGCCATCCTCTACGCCGCGCGTCTGAGCCGCCGCGTGCCGGAGACGAGCGGGGAAAAACAGCGGGCTATCGCGG